CCCTCTCCAGTTACCCATTGCCCGTAAATACCACGATCGGTAAACATGCCAGATGGGGTTGTAGCTATTAGATTGTCTACATACCGCTGGTTCAAGAATGTGTTGTCAAAGATTGTAAAATGATTGGCAAGTATTTTCTTGTTGTCTGCTTTATCGATATAGTCAACTTTGAGCCAATGTTTAGGGTGGTCTGGGTTAGTGTCGCAGATAACTCTAGCACCAAGACCAGAGCAACGTTTTAGAATTTCGTCAAATACGGCCTTATTTGCCAGCGTAGCCTCGTTTATATACGCTCCGAATGCTGTCATACCACGGATAGCTTTCAGCCCCGCTATGGAGCCTGTAAACGTCGTGACGACGTATACACCAAAGAGCGTGAAATTCCCGTGCCTGTCAAACTTGAAATCGTAATTGTACGAGTCCGAGATTTCTCTTAGTATATTTGTTTGAAGCGTTCCTGAGGAAACTGCACCGAGGATATACATCGGGTTCTTAACTCCGACTTTCTCAGCGTTTCGCTTTGCTCGTTTTAACTCCATTAAAAAAAGGTCATTGTCTAACTTGGTTTTACCAGCACGTACTGCGCCGTGGTTAATCATCATGTACCAGTCAGTAGCAACTGCCCTTTTTAAAATTTTTATTTGTTTATCTGTATATAGTCTATCAAGTGCCATCGTTTAAAGCATCCTCCAACTTGTCGAAATACTCAGCCATGACATCTTCTGAGTTTGCGCTTCCTTCGAGCGTGACCCTGCGTTTTTGGTTTTCCAATTTCAAGGCTTCAATGCGCTCTTTTTGCTCACGCTTATCAAGGCTATCTTTTGTATCAATAGCGGTAAGCCTACTGATTTGTTCAAATGCTCGTACATTGCCTTTCATGGCCTTTTGCATCATGACCATAGCTAGAGCCATTTCATTAGTTGAATCAAAACCTAACTCCTCAAGTTGTTTCTTCACGTTTGGACTTGCAACCTCGGCTTGTAGTATTGTTTCAAATGCCTTTCTCAGATTGGCTTTTTTCCTTCGAGCCTTGCCTGAAGCGACTCCGCCCTTTTTTCCATATTTTCGAGCTTCGTCCGAGGTTGGGACTTTTAAATTATCTGCACCAGCCATCGCCTCACTTCCTTACTTTTTTAAAAATTTCAGCTCACTTTTTCAGCAGTAAGCCCTGTTTCTTCTTCCCAACGTCTAATCGTCCGTGCGACATAGAGTGGGTCAAGTTCCATACCATAGTAAATACGTTCTGACTTCTCACATACCATGAGAGTAGAACCACCACCGTTGAAGCTATCTAGAACTCTGTCGCCTTTCTTGCTAGAGTTTAAAACACACCTAGCAATCAACTTCAAAGGTTTCATGGTCGGGTGGATGTCATTTCTAACTGGCTTATCTTCGTAAAAGATAGTGGTCGGAGTTGTTTCTTGCATTGTTTTAATGTAAGAGATTAGTTCGCTCTTTGTCATTTCTTTTAGGTTTTCTTCGTCCTCTTCAATGACAGTAGCTAGTGAGCGATTATCCACGAAATAGTGGCTCGCTCCATCTTTCCACCCATACAAGCAAGGCTCATGCTTCCATTGGTAGTCTTGACGACCTAACACAATAGCATTTTTTACCCAGATGATAGATTGTTTTAATAACCACCCTGTCTCTTTGACTGCAGCTCTAAAATTCAACCCTTCCGAATCTGCGTGCCAGATATAGAACGCCCCCCCTGGTTTCAAGTGATTATTTGCGACTGCGAATGCATCCCTCAGGAACTGCCTAAAGCTGACGTCGTCCATGCTATCATTCATGATCGTCATAGCTTCCTCAGTTCCACCCTGGTAGGCTACATTATATGGTGGGTCGGTTACATAGAGGTCAATCGTTTCTCCGTCGATTAGTTGAGCCATGTCCTCTGCTGATGTACTATCCCCACACATTAACCGATGTCGCCCTAATTGGAAGATGTCTCCATGTTCAATACCTGTCTCTTCCTCTTGTGAAAATTCCTTGGCATCTTCTGGGTCCTCAGACTCCTCGAAGTCGTCCAAGGAATAGTCGACATCATCAAATCCAAACATGGTCATGTCTAATCCCTCGACACTCTCAAGCTCTGCGTAGAGTAGTTCTGTGTCCCACTCGGCAATCTCGCCTACTTTATTATCGGCAAGCCTGAACGCTTTTATTTGCTCTTCTGAAAGGTCGTCTGCGATTAAAACTGGCACGGTTTCGAGTTTCAAAGAGCGTGCAGCTTTATACCGTGTATGCCCGTTTATAATTTCTCCGTCTTTGGTTGCTACGATTGGAACTTTAAAACCAAACTCTCTGATTGAGTTAGCAACTGGCTCTACTGCCTTGTCATTATTCCTTGGATTGTTTTTATATGGTCTTAGCCATTCTAAAGGTTTATCAATTATTTTCAATTCGTTGTCCTGGAACCAAAAAACACACACCTCCAAGGCGTGCATTTTTCGGGTTATATGGTCTCTCGATTTTACTTTTTGTAATATCGAGGTGGCTACTGACCTCGAATAGAATCGATATTATATTTACCTTTCTTATTTATTTTTGTGTAGCCTTTAAGGCGACGGCTGGAATCGAACCAGCGGAGCAAAAAGTTTGTAGAGCTTACCATTTTAAAATTAAAGAGATTATAGAACCTTTCGTCGCCATAAAGGGCGCAATGCCCTTTGTAAAATATATATAGGAGTCTGCCAAACTTCATACTATCTGACAATACCATGATACCACTTTAAAACGTTTCATGTTTCCGCAAAAAGTTCACTTTTGAAAGCGATTAAACAACCGCCCTGATACTGTTCAGCGAATGCAAGACACGCTCTGTTTAAGTAGTCTTGAAATTTTGTTTTTTCAATCCAAAGTTTTTCTTGGATCTCGTAATTCAACATCGGTTCAGTAGCTAGATACTTATTGAACAAAATAAAGCGATATTTTGGATTGAATAAGCGACTAACTGCTTGCTCGATTTCTTCCAGTTCCCTTGAAGCATCTATCCGTCTGATTGCTAGTTTCTCGACTTGCTTAGACGGGCCGTTGCTTCCTCTTGGTTCAAACGTTATCAACTGCGTTACTCGTTGCTCAGGTAAGTCGCAAGCAATTTCACGAATGCGTGGATATTGTCGCAAAACTTTCTTCACGTTTGAGATTGTCTTTTTCTCGTTGATTTCTTGAAATAACACTTGCGCCCCTTTCTTTATGCTTCGCCTATCAAAACATTGACTGGTATTTTGAAATAGGTTGCTACGTCTTCGACTATATAAAGATTAGGTTTTTTAATTTTCTTTTCCCATTTCATTATTTCTGCGTAAGAGTAACCTAACTTTTCAGCTAGTTCACTTCTCGAGAGTTTATTATCTATTCTTTTTTGCTTCATCATAAACGCAAATCGCTCGCATTGTTGGTCGCTTAATTTTTCAAAATCCACTTTTATTAGTTGTTTACCATTTGGATTTTTCTTTTTATACGATGGCGAAGCATAAGAGGTTAGTGTAACAATAGCAATCCCAGTCTCTACGCTTATTTCTTTAAGAGTTCCACAAGTGATAAAGGTATCGCCTTTATAAAGTGCGTATTCATTCTCCATTTTCTAGCTCCTCAATCAACCAATCAAGGTTCTTTCTGGCTTTCTTCAAATCTTCAATCCCGTTCTTGTTTTGGAAGCGGAGTAAGTATTTAATGGCATTCCCCCAAAAGAACGCTGAGGATCCTGCCAGACTTCCAATGAAATTGTGGACCACTTCGATAGCTTCAAGACCTTTTGAACCTTGGTAGTGATTAGGTTTGTTCACGTTATCGTTTTTTTCTGGTCTCATTCTCCTAACTCCTTCCATGAAGATCTCTGTTGTCCCCCTGAAATAAATAACTTAACATTATCAAGTAAATCAATGTTTCAAGCACATAAACAGATATCGAGAATAGAAACGGAATAATACCAGCTCCCAAGTTATAATCTACAATTGCATAAGTAAGCCCGATAACAAATAAATAAGCCAAACTTAACAATAAGCCCATAAAAATTTCATCACGATGATTCTCAATGTATTTTTTGATTTTTTTCATCACTCCACCTCATCTTTTAATTTAACTGCAATCTCTAAGTAAAATTTTTGGTCAGGTATATCCAAAACCATAGTATCGTTTTTACCGTCAGACTCAACGATAATTTTTCCGATTTCTAAAACTAAGTCTTCAATTGTGCTATTTGTCGTAAGGTTCATCCTTCCACCTCCTCAATCTCAATTTTTCTTGCACTCAACAATGCCATAATCCACATAGTCTTTCAATACTCTGTGATAACCGTCATTACCTAGTGAGATTATAATATCTCCATTCTCATCCATATAGCCCTTAACCCATATTTCAGTCTTGTTTTTCATTCACTCCACCTCCTCAACTTCAAACAACGTCACTTTTACAATTAAAATCAAACGTTTTAAGAAATTTTGCTTCTTCCTCAGACACTTTGACTTTTTCGGGTTCGTCTAGTTGTCTAACTAAAGCTAGTACAACTTTCTTGTCAATGTATGGTCTATATTTATAATTCTCTGCTGGTAAGGCTTCGATTTTTTCGATTAGTTCTCGTTCATTCATCTTCTCGTCCCTCATTATATTTTTCTACCAATTTATCTAACCACGACCAAACATTAGTTTCTTCAGTGATTGGCTCAACATCCCTTTCTTGCAACCAAGCAGAGAAATTAACCACGTTATCAATATAGATTGTGTCATAATCACCCCAATCCCAAACAGTCAGGATAATCTCTGTTTCAGTTCCGTTTTCGTCTTCAACCGTGATTGAACCATTTTCAACCCAAGCAGTACCATAACATAGGTCACAAGTCCCCGTTTGTTCTTCTTGAAAATCTGAGTTATATTCTGTTACTTTATACTTCATCTTCCAACTCCTTTAACTGTTTCTGCATTTTCTTCAACTTCTTCTTTAAATACTCTCTGTGTGCTGTCCTATTCTGTGCTAGTGACTTTTCACAAGGTTTTGAGTATTCAACAATATCAGCTTCCGTCTTCTCGATTGAATGTTTTAATGCTTCAATCGTTTGTTATTTGATGCTCATTAAATGCCTCTAGTAATTCTTCGTTAATTTCTTCAATCCCGTATGGTTCGAATGCGTGAAAGTAAAATCCTTGCTTGTCTAATTCTCCACGCTCTCCCGTTGCATATCTCAAAAATAGCAATTCATGACAAACTGGACATTGCCTTTTATTCTGCGGTCGTAGGCGACCAGTTCGGCGGGTCGTATATGCGATTAGTTGGGGCGAATATCCAAACAATCACTTTACAAGGCTTATTTTCGTTAAAAGGTAAGCCAAAGTAATCTAGTAAAGTATTCCGCCCTTCATAATGCGCTAGTTGTCGTAAAAACTTTGTGATTTTAGCTTTCTTCTGAAAGTGCAATCTGTCATTCGCTGAAATCATCTGTTTTCTGTCAAGTTCAAATTTTAAAATTAGTTTTTCCATGATCTAACCTTTAGAACGGCAACATATCACTTGAAATATCGAACGGGTTTGCGTTTGCATTTCGTGAAAAATCGGGCGCTTGTTGTTGTGTTTGCTCTCGTCCTTGGTTATTTTGCTGACTTTGACTATTGCGACTTTCTAGCAACTGGAATTGTTCAGCAACTACTTCAGTCACATAAACCCGTTGCCCTTGCTGGTTATCGTAGCTTCGTGTCTGAATACGTCCAGTAATTCCAATCAATGCGCCTTTCTTCGCCCAGCTTGCAAGATTTTCAGCTTGTTGTCGCCACATAACGCAGTTAATAAAATCAGCTTCACGTTCGCCATTTTCATTTTTAAAAGTGCGATTGACTGCGAGGGTAAACGTAGCGACTGCCACGTTTGAGGGGGTATAGCGTAAATTCACATCGTTTGTAAGTCGTCCGACTAAAGTTGTTTGATTAATCATAAAATGCTCCTTAAATTCAAATAATCAATTTTGTTGTATACTGTTCTTCTTGTAATGTTTAATTTTCTTGAGATTTCAGTTGGTTTTTTTCCTTCTTTAATCATTTTGATTAACTCATCATCTACATCTTTGTAAAATGGATGATTTTTTTTATTAGAAAAACGTTTTTTCGCTTCATCTGATATTTTTCTTCTTGTTTCTTCGCTTTGAACACTTCCTAAATTATGTAACGTTGTGTGTTCTGAACGTGAAATTATTTCTAAGTTTTGAATGCGATTATCATGTTTGATTTCATTTTTATGATGAACATCCTCTCCCAGTTTTAAAAATCTTCCGCAATTCATTTCAGCTATCACTCTATGTTCAAATATATAACCCTTTGTATCTGAATTTGGATGATCGTGGATACATAGCAAAACGTACCCAGCTTTATTCTTTTTTCTACCAGTAACATTCATCCACTGTCCGCAAATCTTCAAAGAGTATAGTATATCCTTTTTCCCGGCTCTCAAATTTTAATTCCCTTTCAGCTTGTTCAAAAGCATGTCAGCTTGTTCTACTTGTGACTCTTTGATTTGTTTGTAGTCCGCAACGCCTAAATGTTGTAAGAACCATTTCACAATAGAACCATCTTCTTTTCCTTTTTCGGTTGAGATTTTAGCAATTTCTTTCAAATAGTAGTTTGCTTTCTCAACCGAGATAACGGGTTCGTCTTGTTTTTTTGATTTTGTCGCTGGTTGCTTTTTTGTTTGCGTTGCTTCATTGCCGTCATCGTCTTGGTCGCTTGTTATCCCAAAAATAGCTGACAATGCGTAGCGTTTAGCGTAAGTGATAGCTGAACCGATAGACTGCGGGTCGTTTTTAACTGGTTTCATTTTGATTGGATCATATTCAATCCATTCTCCCGACTCATGCATAACAAGTGTCCCAACCGTTACATTCCCAAGTTCATCGCTTGACGGGAATTGTGTAAATGATAACCCGTTCTTACTTGCTGATTCTGTGATAGCTTCTACCACGTTTTCAAGTGGAACGTACTTACTTTTGAAAAATGGATTGTTAGCATCTTTCAATGGTTGCTTCATTTCTTTTTGTGTTTTTGCAAAAGCCTTGCTGAACTCTGTTAATGTTTCTGATTTTTTCATATTTCAATTTCCTATCTGATACTCAAATTCTTACGTTCTACCAATTCGGCGCCCAAAATTTCAAGTCCGTTTTTCAAGTCTTCTTTCAAGCGCTTTTTGTCAGCTTTCCACGTTGCAACTTTATAACTTTCCGGCAATAGTAAGTCATCCACTTCCACGGCTTCAGACTTTCTGAAAGAAACCTTGAATAGTGGAGTATCAACCCGTTCATGTCCGGTCAAGTCCATACTTTCTTTTAAGACTTCTTTCATGCGTTCATTCTTGCGTTCGTCTGCTCGGTTTAATTCGGTTAAGCGTTTGATCTCGTTCTTGCGTGCTTCAATGTCCGCTTCGTTGTTCTTGATAACCTTGACATAGTTTTCTACTTTATTTTCGTAGTCTGTTTGCCAGTCAATGCTATCAAGCGTATCTGCTTTTGTTTCGTCGTCCAAGTCCATATTGTAAATATCAAGGAATTGTCCTGTTAATTCGTAAAGTGTCGCCATTTTATTCTCCTTTTTTAATGCTTGAATTTTATTAAGAATTTCAAGTAATTCATTTTCATTTCTAATATATCCGATAACATCATCGGTAATCGGTGTATCGTAGCAAATGCCCCAGTTATTTTTTTCACTGATAACAGCAACTTCTACACCGTATGAAAAGCTGCGGTTTATAACACTTGCACCAAAACCATTTTTGAAATAATACAAGTTTTTTGCACCGTCTCTAAAATTATCATCAAAGACACATTCAGCATTTCCCATAATAATATGTGGTAATGAATATTCTCGCTGTTTTTCAGGCATTCCGTATTGCCAATATCTTTTTTTCATCCTATGCGCTCCAGTATTTTTTCAAGTCAACTGACATGACAGTCGCAAGATTTTTCTGTTCAGTTCTAATTTGTTGTTTATACGGCGCAAGTCCAGCTTGTCGCTCGTCTTCAGTGCGTGGTAAGTAATACCCGCTCGGTTGTGTTTTCTTCGCTACGATTGGATGTTTAAAATTCACTCGTAGGCTTTCAATCACTTCTTCAAGACTTCGTTTTGATAGTCCAGTTTCTTGTCTAATCTGTTCAGCTTTGATTGGTTCTTCAAACGTTGCACGGTCGATAATTAAATTCAATACATTTGTTTCGATTTTGCTCATTGTTCTACTAATCATATTCCCTCCCGATGAATACGCATCTTAATTCTGTACTTCCGCACTCTTTACACTCGATAGGCGGATAACTGTCAATCGCTTCAAATTCATGTCCGCAGTCACAACATCCACAATCCCAAATGTAAAGGTTCATTATTATTGCTCCTTGTGGATATTCTCAATCTCTTCTAATTTTTCGACAAAATCGACATACGCTTTATAAAAATCACCGGATTTTTTGCTATCTTTATATGCTTTTTCAACCAATTCAGCACCGCTACCATAAAAACAACCAACTCTCCAGTTTTTGTTCGATTTTGTGTAAGTGAAATAACGACCGC